ATTTTTTTAATAAAAATAATATATCCATTTCTTCTAATGGTGTTCTGTATGATTTATCCAAAAAGGGTGTTATACCAGCAATACTTGAGAAATGGTTTAATGAAAGAGTAGAGTATAGGAAACTGGCGAAGAAATACGGACAAGAGGGTAATGATGAACTTTATGGATATTTTGATAGAAGACAGTTGGTGCAAAAGATTCTTCTAAATAGTCTGTACGGAGTTTTGGGATTGACGGTATTTCGATTTTATGATATTGATAATGCTGAAGGAACAACGACTACAGGACAAGAGTTGATTAAGTTTACAGAGAAGATTGCTAACAGTTATTATAATAAGATACTAAAGACAGATAAGGATTATTGTATTTACACAGATACAGACTCAGTTTTCTACTCTGCTCTTCCCCTTGTACAAAATAGATTACCAAATGCTGATGTGAAAGATGATAAGTTTATGACCGAACAGATTCTTGAGATTGCTGGTGAAGTTCAAGATTATATTAATAAATCTTACAATTACTTCAGTAGTAAGTTTCTAAATATCAGAGGTGACCATCGTTTTGAGATTAAACAAGAGATGATTGCTAAATCTGCCTTTTGGGTTACCAAAAAAAGATATGGTCAATGGATTATCAACGATGGTGGTTTAGAAGTAGAGAAACTTGATGTTAAAGGTTTGGATATTGTTCGTAGTTCATTTCCACCAGCATTTCGTGATTTTATGACTAAAGTTCTTAAAGCTATTCTTGCTAAAGTGCCTAAAGAAAAGATTGATGAGTTTATTCTTAACTTTAAGAAAAACCTAGAAAACGAAGAGTTAGATAAGATTGCTCTTCCAACTGGTGTAAAAGGAATAAAAAAATATACAGATAAGAGTACTGGTGGGTTTAAAAGTAAGACTATGTTTACACCAATGAAGAAAGGTGCACCTGTCCACACGAAAGCTTCTGTCATCTATAATGACCTACTAAAACATTTCAAAGCTACAAATCACGAACCTATTTCAAATGGTAACAAGGTTCGTTGGGTTTATCTAAAACAAAATCCTTATAACATTGATGGTTTGGCTTACAAGGGTTATGACGATCCTAAAGAAATCATAGATTTTATCAATCAATATATTGACCGAGATAAGTTGTTTGATAAGGCATTAAACAAAAAGATAAAAATGTTTTATGATGCGATGTCTTGGGATATGCCAGTAGAAAAGAAAAATACAATTGAAAAGTTTTTTTAACTTGACAT